TGCCTCAGCATTTGCTAGTTTATAGTATCTAAAGTATTGGTTTCCAATGGCACCATAAGCAGAGTTCAGAGAAATCTTCTTTGCCATCTGAATATTATTGCAACGAGCAATCTCCTTTTCCAATTCCTTGGTAGGAGTCTTTTCGTATGCTTTTTTTGCCTCAATCATCTTCTTTTTGAAGATAACTCTATCCCCATACATCTTTTCCATCAACTCAGGAAGGAATCCCTTCACATCTTTACGGTACATAGCACCGTTGGCACAAACCGCATAATCCTTATAAAGTTCAAAGTTTATCTTTTCTTCAAGGATTCTATCAACAGTTGCTTGTGGATGTTTCTCGTCAAGGAGTGTCTCGGGTGAAATGTTATACTGCATAATAAGATGGGGATACAAGCTATTAAGGTCAAAACTGACCACCCAATCATATATCCCAGGAATCGGTTCCTTGACATATGCCCCCGCATATTTTTCATCTTTTGATGATTTATCTTTTGGAGGAATAACGATGTTGCGTTTCTTAAGATAGTTGTAAATAATGGCATCCCAAGTTCTTACTTGAAAGAACACATCATTATAATTAACCTTAGCATCATATGCCATAGTGAGACACAACTCAATGAGTTTCATCTTGTCTTCCAGTTGGTCCACAAGTTCAACGTCTTTAATATTATAATCAACAAACTTTTGCCAATCTTTCGTATAGAAATCTCGGAAGGTATCAAATTCACTGTGGTCCAACTTTTTTTGTCCCAATTCCACAAATGCAATGTGGTCAAGTCGATATGATTCCTGATTTGTATAAGTAAACTTCTTATACAAATCCAAATAATCAATCACAGATACTCCTGCTACTTCATAAGAGATTTGCTCTCTACCCTGAATCACAAGTTCTTTCCTGCGAATATTTCCCCAAGGAGAAAGACGACGTGCTTCCTTCTCCCCCAGAATCCGTTCAATACGTCCAGCAATATATGGAATATCATACAACTCGCAGTTCCATCCAGTGATGGCATCTGGAGTATTTTGTTGCCAGAATGCAAGGAATCGGTGAATCAAATCAATTTCATCAGAACACTTTACATATGCAAGATCCTTACGAGTATTATTATACTCTCTGGCATTTGCAAAACAGATAATCTGCTTTGTCGCATAGTTCTGAAGAGTAATTGTCAGAATTTCTTCCGCACAATCAAAGACATTTGGGAATCCACCCTCAGCAGAAACCTCAATGTCAATTGTAAACAATCGAATCTTTGCAATATCAAATTTTATCTCATCCTCAGGATATTTGTCTGAAATATACTGTGCTTTATAGTTGTCATTACCATAAACAGTAAATCCCTCAACCTTAGAATACTTGTCTAGAAATTCCTTGCAATCAGAAATCTTTCCAGGGATATACTGTGCTTTATAGTTGTCATTACCATAAACAGTAAATCCCTCAACCTTAGAATACTTGTCTAGAAATTCCTTGCAATCAGAAATCTTTCCAGGGAGAATAGGTTCAACCGCATATCCATCCAACGTTCTATATTTTGTTTTTTTCTTTGAAGGTACAAATAGAGTAGGTTGATAATCTTCTTCTATTTGAAAATATTCACCATTATCATACCCACGAACCAACATTTTATTAAATTTTTCATAGACGTTGGTATAAAATCTCATTGCGTAAGTTCTAAGTATTTGTCAAGTAATGATTTTTTAGGTTCAATTAATGTCAGAATTTTATCCGAACTAATCATAAATTCATCTAGATTAGTCATTTCATTCAACCAAGGAGTTATATTTAATTCCGAATCAATTAAATATGGTTTAATTAGTCTACAATCAGGTTCCCCTAGTTCTGATGAAACTTCTTCAACTTTGGTTATCAGTGATATGCTGTTCGTCAATACTAGTATTAGGATTTGGTTTTCCATTCATTCTTTCCTCATAAGATTCTTTTAGCATTTTAGTTGGTTCAACAATTGTAACTACCCAGTCAAATCCAACTGCAATATCGGCATCGTGTGACAATGGAATCCAAGGAATAAACGACACACTATATTCTCGTTCATTCTCTGCCTGTTCCATTAAAGTTTGTGGAGACAGCAATTTAACAGAATAAGGATTTTGGAAAACAAAAGATACTGCCTTCCCATCATCATCTACCAATTCCTTAATGTCTGCGATAATATCTTCTCCAGATTTTAAAACCGCAAGTTTAATAGCCATTTATTTTAAGCACCTCAAAAAATTATAGCAAGAAAAAAGGGGGAAGTCAACTGGATTTTGCCAGTCGTTCCCCTGCGCCGACGATATTCAATATTATTTATAAGTAGTCTTTACGTTTGTGGTGATCAGGAACAATTTTTTTCAAGTTGACAGAGAGGAGTCCGTCTTCAAAAGATACATCTGCGACTTCTGTATCGTCTGCCATTGTCCATGCTCTTTTGAAAGATCGTTGAGCCAATCCCTTATGGACGTAGTTGGTGTCGGACTCCTTATCCTCTTTTTGTCCTTCAACAAATAGTTTCCCATCTTGCGTATAGACATAAACCTCCTTCTTCTTAAATCCAGCAAGTGCAAGTTCAAGTCTTGATTCTTCGTTGCTAACTTGAACTAAGTTATATGGGGGATAGTTAGAAGTTGTTTCATGAAGATGAAACAGACGATCAAAATATTCATCTAATCCAATACTATTGCGAGTGATCTTATCCATCAGGGCAGGAAGATCCGCAGCAGTATACCTAGTAATACTTGTCATTATTGTAGCTCCTTTAAAAGCGAGTTTGTGTTTTGTGGACCCTTACGGCATCCTACACTTATATATCACAAAGCAATAAAAAAGGGAGGTGTTGACCTCCCTACAAAATTATTCGGTTTCCCCTTCGGACCTTTTTTTCTTAGCACCAATATTGTACTTGGTCTCTAAAATCCAATCACCTTTGTCCTTATATGAAAGAACTTTAATTTGATTTAAGGGTGCAATATCTTGAATTTTATTTACGTCTACAATAGTAATTAGACCCCAATCAGCAAGTAATTGAGAAATTCTATTGCGACGTTGGACATCATTTACAGTAAGGTTTGCTGGTTTACCATCAAGAGCAAACAACTCTTTAAAATGAACCAAATAATACTTACCTTGCTTATGTAGAATATGGCAAGATTGATAAATCTTTTTTTCCTTACGTGATGCTACACCAATTCTGGTAAGAGTCTCACGAACCTTCAAAAAATCATCTGGTTCATTAAGAATAACTTCCACCATTTGGTCAGGTGCCCACTTCACTTCAGGTTCTTGAACGACGCTCATTTTGTTCCTCCAACATCAAGTTTTTGTTTAATGAAATTAATTTGTTCTTCAGAAAGAAGTCTCAACGCTTGCTCTGCCTTTTCAGTACTATAACCATAGTAAGATTTGACGTATTCAAGGTCTTTGATTTTTTCCTTTTTCATCCAAGGAGAAAATCTCTTCTTGGTTCTCACAGTATTTATAAGAAAATCATATTGAAGTTTCTTATCTAATTTATTATTAATATTCAATTCATTAACAAGCATAATACAATCTATACTTCCACTAAGACATTTATTAATAATATACGGAGGGTATTCCTTTTCAAGAGTACTATCTTCATCAAGAATATTCTTTTTTGTTTGATTAATTGAATTCAACCAATCTTTCAATTCAATCATTTTATCCTATATCAAAGAATTATCTTTTTTTCATTTGGAGTAATCAATTTACTCCCAAACATTTCATTATATTTCTTAGAAAGATCTTCCTGAACATCCACAATATACACAATATGATTTTTAGAAATAGTGATTTCTGGTTTTTCTTTACTAATTACAGAAGCCCAAGGTGCAAATCCAACACCATTATTCGTAGGAAGAACTACAAGTCCATTCTGTATGGTAATTGTTTCTTCTGTTTCGGATAGAAGTTCAGCAATCACTTCCTCTCCAGTTGTAATACGAAGTAGTTTTACATCAATCATTTACTTCAACTTCTCCCAATAATTCAATATCTTCAATACAATCAACAGTAACTTCATAGGTATCAATACGATACCAGTGCTTATCAACACCTAAAGTATCTGGATAAAAACCAAGATACTCTAAATCATCTGATTTATTTTCACGCAACCATGCTTGAAGTCTATGGTGCATAAGGTCATCTTTACTAATCATTTGAATTTACATTCGACCATAATTTCAGTTAACGCAGCAAGAAGGTTTATTTCTTGGTCTGCCACAAATGCTGCCTGATACTGATACTTAGCAACAATAAGCACGGCAGCAGCAATACTAGGACCATCAAGGGTTTCATAACAAGCATCGTAAACACGACGCAAAAGTACCCCAGAATCATTGTCCAAATTACTAACGACCCATTTACGTACTTCAGGAAAGTTTTTTTCCTTAAGACTCTTAATAAGGTCATCAGTTTTTACCTCCGAGAACGAAGAAAGAATGCCTGTATCAATTTCACCACCCACAGAGTATCGTTGACACTCGTTGAGGACTCTTCTCCAGTCTGGGAAGTGCTTATTGATGAGTTCGGCAAGGACTCTTGTATCGAACTTAATGTTTTCCAGTTCAAGGATTTGTTGAAGTCTTTTGAAGAATCCTGCTGCGATTGCTGGTTTTTGTTTTGAAGTGATTGAAAACTCAACGACCGCACACCTTGAATGAAGAGGTTCAATGATCTTGTTTTTATAATTGCAGGTGAAGATGAATCTGCAGTTACCACTAAACTCCTCAGTAAACGCCCGTAGGAGGAGTTGAACGTCGTTGGTTGTGTTATCTGCCTCATCAATGATGATGACTTTGTGTTTAGCAGTTGCCGTAAGCGATACGGTCGAAGCAAAGTTTTTCGCATTGTTTCGGACAGTATCGAGGAATCTACCCTCGTCGGATCCATTGATGACATACACATCTACTCCAAGTTCATTGCACAGTGCCTTAGCAACTGTTGTCTTACCACACCCAGCAGGACCAGCAAGAAGTAAGTTTGGCACTTCACCCTTATTTAGAAAATCTCTAAATGTTTTCTTAATATTCTCTGGAAGAATACAATCTTCAATTGTTTTGGGTCGATATTTTTCAACCCAAAGAAATTCATCACGACTCATAATTTAAAAGCAAAATTTTTGTAGGTAGTCATTAACTATCTCTGGTTTATCTTCCAACCAGTATGCCTCAAGTTCATAAACTTGATGCTGTTTAGTTATATTCGAAGACCGCATAACATCATTCAATTTCCAGGAATCCAACTGAATATTTTCAATACCAATTGGACCTCCTTTACAAGAATGAATTACATGAACTGCCTCGTGATAAACAGTTTCGTTTACGTAATGTTTTACTGGACTAATAGTATTTTTAATATTATTAATACAGATTACAAAATCTGGTCTAGTTAAAGTTCCAAATAATTCTTTATTCCTACAGATTGGAGCATTTTCCCTAACAATATAATTTTTAGAAATAATTTTATTAAGTATTTGATTTCCAATCGGTGTAAGATAAAGAAGGAAGTCCATTACGAAAAAGTAGAATCAGGTTCAAGGGCAATATAATAATTAAGATTATACTTAGGATTTGTAAACTTAGACAAAAGTTTTTTGGAAACTATAACATCATAAGATCCAGGAATAATCTTAATATTCTCAACTTTAAAATTAAATACAAACTCACTATTAGTTTCACCTACAATAATAGAAAACTCATTTGAAGTGTCGTTTTTCTTATCACGAACAACAAGTTTTACTACACCTGCTTCACCAACAGCAGAAAGATCGGGAAGTTGATACACAGCAGATGCCTTAATCAACTTATCCAATTGAGAATGTTCCAACTGGAAGCATACATCTTCTGTTGGAAGAGTCAACTCCTTATCAGGTGGAGTTACAATTACTTCTGGATCGGCAAAAAAGTACTTTACTTTACGTTTTCCTTCTCGAATAATCAAATGGGAATCATTTGAAAAATCAAGGTCAGGATCTTGGTGCAAACTTAGACCATTCAAAAATTGGTTAAGGTCATAGATTGCAAAGTCTTTAGGAAAAGTTTCCTTAACTTCTGCTTCAGCAAGAATATTCTTCATCACACTAATGGTACGAAGTTTAGAACCACTCTTTACCAAAATGGACTGGTTAATAGAAGCAAAGTTCTTAAGGGTTGTAATAGTTTCAGGGGAAAGTTTCATATTATGTGGTCTCGAATTCACTTGTTTTCAATAAGGTTTAGGTGATTAATCAACAGAATAGTATAATGCAGAACTTTAAATAGGTCCTGTCTTGGAGTTCCCTTGGTGTCATACCTATCAATATACTTGGTTACATTTCCAGCACAGAATCCTTCACGACGATTGTGTTTAATCTTGTCGATAGTTTGTTCTGTGCTGCCACCAGTTCGATCAACGTAATGCTGTCGATAGGTACTTGAGATATACTCTTCAAGTTGCTTGAGGATTTTATCCTCGTTATATTTCCAAAATCCGTTTTTATTGGTTTCAGTATTCATATTAAATGTAATTGTGTCGGGGGAATGGAGGGGATTGCCCGTAAGACTAATTCCGTCGTTCTGCCAAAAATCTTGAGATGGGGAAATATTGTCGTTATACCTTAAATCCAAATAGTTTTCTTCCACTTCAACTTCATTACTAAAGGTCCGTTTTAAGTATATCAGATTTTTCAAATCAGTCAAGAAGCAATTTTGCTAAATCCCTTTGCTTTCTCAAATTTAATCACATCATCAAATGAGTCTATCATTTCATCTGTTTTGTGAGAGATTACAAAAACATTTGTATCTTTCAGCATATATCTAATTATTTTACTGAAATAATCTATTCCGTTTCCATCTAGAGAACTATCAAATACTTCATCCAAAATAAGGAGATTTGTATTTGCGGAATTTTTCATTCTTGCTATTTCTCTCCAAGTAAAAAGAATAGCAAGATTTATTCTCATTTTTTCACCCTCACTAAAAGATTCATAAGTAAAATCTTCATGAATTGGTGACTTCAGGTTTTCTTTAAATTCCTCATCAAAAGAAAAGTTTATATAAAAATCCATTAAATTCAAATACTTGTTGATTTGAGTATTCATCAATGGGAGATATTTTTTAATTACTTTTGATTTTATACCTCCATCTTTCAGCATTGAACCCACGAATTCAAAATAAGAAACATCTTCTTTATTCTTAGATTTTGAATTACCAATTTCTTTTAGTTCATCTTGAAGTTTTTTTAACTTATTCCTCTCAGTATTTGTATTTTTAATTCCATCGGTAATCTCTTGAATTTCACATTCAAGTTCTTTTGACTGCTTGTTAAATTGAGAGATTTTAATGTTGTTGCTAGAAATTTCATTGTTTATGCTATTGATTTGCTTTGCAATTTTTGCAAATTCGGATTCTCTAAGTTCTTCGTTTTCAATGAGAGTCTTAATTTCCTTATAACCAACTTCAATTTCTTTTACTTTATCTTGAAATTCACCAAGTTTATTTAACCTAAATTCTTCATCAATTTTTTGTGTACAGGTAGGGCATACCGTATTCTTATCAAAAAACTGATGCTGTTCTTTAATTGAAGATGCTTTCTGAGAGAGTTTGCCCTTCAAAGAGGAAAGTTGTTTGAGTTTTTTTGTTGGGTCTCCAAGTTCTTTAGTTTGTTCCTGCAAATCAGTAACTATTAGATTTTTTTTATCACTTTCTTCAATTAATAAATTAATATTATTTTGAAGTTCTTCAATCTTTGCATTCTTTATTTTTATATTTTTCTCTCCATTTTTTTCTATATTTTCAATAAACTCTTTTTGCATCTCAATCTTTTCTTCTGTCATAACCTCTTTAATTGACTCTTCTTTGAATTTTTCGTTGAGTCTTTTAATCTTTTCTTTTACAACAGAATTCATTGAGGAAAATATTTTTATATCCAATAGGTCTTCCACAATCTCTCTGCGATTAGAAGCAGAAAGTTGCATAAAAGGAATATAAGAAGCACTCCCCAAAATCACAATTTGAGTAAATGACTTGTAATTCAATTTTAATACAAAACTTTCCAACCATTCTTGTTGGTCATTTGCTGATGCTTCCTGGTCCAATAAAGAACCATTCTTATAAATTTCAAAGATGTTTGGTTTTATCCCCCTTACGATTTTCCACTTATTTGTTCCAATAGAAAATTCAATTTCAACCAAACAATCTTTCTCATTAGTAGAGTTTACTAATTGACTTTTTGTAATTTTTCTGAATGCTTTATTAAATAACCCAAAGCATAAAGCATCTAGCAAAGTGGATTTTCCACTACCATTTGAACCAACGACTAGTGTTGTGGGATTCTTATTAAAATTTATTTCTGTAAATTGATTTCCTGTTGATAAAAAATTACGAAATCTTATTTTCTCGAATAAAATCATTATTTCTTGGGGGTATCACAAATTCATCTGGTGGTATTATAACATAATTGTACCCATAAGCATCACAGGTTTTAACTGCTAATTCTGGGTCAACTTCAACTACTGACATTGGGGGATAATCTTCTGCTTCTAGAAGTCCTGCATATCTTTCTGCATCATCTTCATCTATGAAAAAGCATAATGATTTTTCCCCATCGTCATCTGGGACTGCATATGCTCCTTCATCTTCTTTCCCTTTTATAGAAAGTATATACATTACTCTAATTCTAGTGCTTGTTTATATACTTCTCCAACTATTGATTTAACTTTATTTTTATCAAACTCAAAGTCAGAGTCTTCAATATATTTATTAAGAATGGTCATTGTGTCCTCAATCTCTGTGTCGGAATATTCTACCAACGTATCGTCAATATCCATCATATCAACGACTTTAATTTCAAGTGGATTGAAGTTAGTTATGAAATTTAAATATTCGTCAAATGCTTTTTGATTATTATTTTTTCTAATTATTATTTTAACTATTTTATCAGTAAAATTAATATTCTCAATTTCTGAAATATCACTATCTTCGTAGTAAACTTTTTCAAATATGTAAAAAGGATTTTTACAAAAAGTTATTTTATATGTTTCGGTATCGAATATATTAAACCCTCTATCGTCCCCATAATCGTTCCAGAACATTTGATATGGATTACCTAGGTAAAATACTTTTCCATCATCACTACGGGTGTGATAATGACCAGAATATACCCTATCAAATTTATCAAAGACTGTTTTATCCATTCCTCCCTTCTGGACCTGTCCTGGGAACACGGAAAATCCATTCAACTCTAAATGTCCAAATATAACTTTTGCTTCTGTATCTTTGAGTAAGTTAAAAACTTTTTCTTGATTTTCATTACATATCCAAGGAAGTAATAAAGAATCCATACCATCAAATGATACTTCTAATGGAGAAGAAACTGGAATAACATTTTCATATTGATTCAAAAGTAGATCAATTGAATTAATTCGATTTGTATTTTTATAATAAACATCGTGGTTTCCGACGATGTTGTATACTGTTATACCAAGTTTTTTAAACTTATCATATACGTTCTCTTTTGCCCATTCTAATGCCCAATAGTCAATACCTTTTCTATTATCAAAGGCATCTCCCATATGGATAACTGTTTTTATTTTTTCCTTTTTTAATCTTGGAAAAAAAGTCTCATTATAAAACTTCGCAAAATAATCATGAAAATTTTTATTTGCCTTTTTAAAATTATAATGAGTATCAGTAATGATACCTAATTTCATTGATACAACTTCATTTGAATATTATCTTTGATAGTATTATAGTCAGATGAATTAAAACCGTCACCATCTACTGCAAAAACTTCATCATATCCACTACGTTCAATGATTTTTTCTTTTATTTCCATCTGCTTTTTCTCTTTATGGATTCTACGAAGAAACGCATAATAAACTATTTGAGTAAAATACGCAAAAGGATTGGTTCTTTCAGTATCAAAATTATTAATGTAATTTACACAATTTTCAACACCATCACTTATCATATCTTCCCTAAACATATAGTTTACAAAATTTGGACGGTATGATAAGTGAGTAGCAATTTTTAAAAAGCAATCTCCAAGATAATTTGAAATTACCGGTGGTGGTATATTCTTTTCCTTTGAAATGTTAACCTTTCTTTTATGTTCTACCAGAGCCTCATGAAATTCTTTATTGTTTACATAATGAGGATTTTTTGTTGATTTGGTATTCATTTAAGTTTGATGTGTTGATTGCTTTGTTTTAATGAGAACATAATAACACAAAAAAGACGAATTTGACAAGTCAAAGCAATTTAAGTAAAATAACTCTGTCAGGGTTGATAACTATACTAGACTTTAATTATCTTCTGATTTATAAAGTTTCTCTAGTGAGATCCTTGCTTCACTAATTGATGAGATGTATCCCATATTTGGAGATACACTTCTTTTATTTTGCTTTTTATTTTTGGATCTTATATATTTTTCATAGATAGAAATTATATCTTCATCACGAACTTCGGAGATAGTTATAACTTTTTCCATATCAAGTAAGAATGTAGTCTCATCTGTAAATTTAATCCAAGGATTTATTTTATATCCTTCAACAGAATATTTTTGGATTGTTACAGTTTCAATTATAACAGGATCTTCAAGTATAAGAATAGTCCTATCTCCTTCATCGCAAGAACATACTTTAGAAAATATTTCTTCGGAAGATATTAATTTAATTATTGCATAAAATTCTTCAGACATTATTTTTTAAAATTTATTTTAATTATTTCATAGTTAAAATCTTCTTCATTATAGATTTTAATTCTTTCAATTAAATGATTTAAGGTGTAATTTTTTCTAGAGTTATATGTAACATCATCTGCAATATCGTAAAGAATTGCTTTTGTTTTATTATTACCTTTCCTTAAAACCCTTCCTATTGATTGAAGATTTCTCACTCTGGATTTACTTGGTGAAGCAAAGATAACATTATGCAAATTTCTAATGTTAATCCCGGTAGAAAATGTTCCGTAAGAAGCAACAATAATTGCGTTATTTTCTCTTTCAGTAATTTCTCTAACCAGTTCTCTTTCTTCAGCATCAACTCCACCATGAACGAAAAATATTTTTCTTCCTTTTGCTGCTGAATTATTTATAAGTTCATACAAAGGAAGTCCGTGAGTTTCCACTCGATTAAACAATACTAAACTGTTTCCAGATAAATCTAAAACTAAATTTTTAATAAAATTGTTTCTTTTATCGTGAGAAATTAAATACTGAATTTCTTCTTCATATTCATTAAATTTATGAGGACTATGAGTTAATAGTAAAATTTTTATTTGTAACTTAGACAAATGACCTTTTTCAATTAATTCCTTTGTTTGTGTTACTTTGTATGAAGGTCCAAATAAACCTTCTAAAACCCATTTATGAGTTTGAGATCCATCTAAAGTACCAGTAAATCCAAATCTATATTTTGCATTATCTAGTTTAGTCATAATTGAGATTAATGACTTAGATTTGAATAAATGTGCCTCATCTCCAATAACAACATTATAAGAATTAAAAAATGATCTTGGTAAATTATAAATTGATTGCCAAGTTGTAATAATTACCTGTTTATTGGTAGTCTTTTCTTTTCCAGAATATATTTTATGACAATAAGATTCTGCATCCCATCCATAATCTTCAAAGTCTTTATACATCTGTTCCACCAAAGAAGTTGTGGGAACAATTAATAATATTTTATTGTTTTTCTCACAAAAGTAACGAACAACAGAATATATCATCAATGACTTTCCTGATGCAGTTGGTGATATTAAAAGTTTTCTATTGTATTTTAATGCGTCATAAACTGCATCTATCTGGTATTCTCTTGGTTTATGTTTTGAGATGCGATTCATGTAATCTTTAACCCCCTCATAAGAAATCATTTCATTCTCTTCTAATGGGGTTCCGTAAAATTTATTATCTTTAAATTCTACGGAATATTCATATCTTTTTGCCCAAGATACTAATTTATCTAAAAGTCCAACATAGATCTCACCAGTATGAGTACTGTATAACCTTATTTTTCCATCCCAATATTTGCTTCTATATTGAGGCATAAATTTTGCCCCAGGAACTTCAAAAGTAAAATATTCTGATAATTCTTGATGAATGTGTGGTTCTGCGTCTACTTTTAAATAAATCTCATTCTTTTTTTGTATCGTTATATTAGTCATATCCAGCAGTAAATCTCATGTATTCAATCGCATTCTTTATTTGGTAAGTCCTATTTAAAATCGTTTTTAATATACTTTCCAAATAATTTATCATTACTTGATAGTATTCTATTTTTGAAGTTAATTTCAAAATATCTTCATCAGCATCGAGATATTTTTCTAAATCTGGTTTTAGTACTTTATGATCAAATGGATTATCTTTATAAATTTCTGGATCTGCCTTTCCAGAGAAATAAAGCCATTTTTCTTTTTTTAAAACTTTAAATTTATTTTCTTCTATTTTTTTTAAAAGAATAATACTATTATAAATTTTATAATACTTTGAATGAAGAGATGGAATTTTTATTGACTCTTGATGTAAATTGTCTGGATCTATTTTTGAATCTTCTTCCCATAATCTTTGAATTTTTTCAATATCCATAAATCAATACTTTTTGATATCATAAATTGTATATTTAAACACTACTTCTGCTTCAATGTAGTTTACTCCAGGTTCTTTTGCATTAAACTCTACAGAAGTTAGTGATGTGGGGAACATACCCCTAAAAGTTACTGAAGCAGTTGGTTGATAATTGCTATTGTATATTATTAAAGTTCCATCAGATTGACCACTAATTGCTGTCTGTTTTCCTGGGAAATAGGTATCATTATCCAATAGTTCTTGATATTCTTCTATTGATTCTGGATAACCAAATCCCCTCAACCAATTATGAACCAGTAAATAATTTTCCATATCTTCATCAATCATAAAACGAAGAGTGAAATCACTGTAAGATAATTTATCTCCTGGGATTGGTATATCTTTTAGGTATGTTGGTTGAATTGCAACACCTAAGTTTATGCCAGGAATTGAAGCAGAGTTAGAGAAAAAATCTACTTTCGGTTCTTTAGATAAACTAAACTTAAACCCAATTGGAGATAAAAAATTTCTATTAGAAATTTGATTTTGTAAAGGAGATAGTTGATCCATATCCAAGATATCAATCTGTATTAATATTTATTTGCATAAAAAAAGAGGGTCCGAAGACCCCCTTAATTTCCTTAGTGATGGATCACATTAGGTTGTCAACACGTACTCTTCTGTAGTAACGGTTGCTGTTTGCTTCAAGACGGCCAAGACCAGCATTAGTACCTTCAGCAAATGGGTTTGCGACGATACCATAACGAGTCTTAAATCCGATTTTTGGCTGGAAGCTGTTCTCACCAACTGCACGTACCATCTGGAGAGGTACATATGGGCAGTAGAAGAGACCTGCATCATAAGGTGAAGAACCCTTATAA